CAGGAGACGATCTGGTGCGGGACTCGCACGCTGCTATGGATGGAATGGTTGTAGACTCGGAGGAATACTTCACCTCTGATGTCGGCGGGGATATCCAGCAGCCAGCCGCTTCTGGTAGTGCCTCATTCGATGTAAATTGCCGTTGCAATCTGATCCCATTCATCGACCGAGAATCGGCAGATGAAGAGTCGAGCCGACGTGAACCGTTCCGAGAAGCGAAAGAGCCGAGAGACTTCTGATGGTCATACGCGGGCCATACGATGATATCGACTTCAGCCCACCGAAAGGCTGTATCGCTGAAGCTAAGAAGGGCATCGAATGGCACGAAGAAGGACTGAGTGGAGACGGTCTGGTGCCTGCTACGGTACGCTGGGCTCGGCGCTTGGCTCGGGGCGAGAACATCACACCGGCCAAAGCGAAGAAGATGAGAGCATGGCTGGCGAGACACGAAGCGGACAAAGAGGGTGAAGGCTTTCGCCCTGGTGAGAAGGGATACCCGTCACCCGGTCGGGTGGCTTGGGCGTTATGGTGTGGCGACCCTGGTGTTGCCTGGTCAAACAAGTTGGTGAAACAAATGAATGCTGCAGATGAATCCAAAGGTCTATCGGTCGAAATCACGCCAGAAGAGGTGGCTGACGGGATCGTCAGAAAGTTGTACGCGCCGATAAAGGCTTACGGTGAGATGGATGATGAAGACGAGAAGATGTCGGATGGGGATCTCACCTATGTAGTCGCGTCGGCACCGACTCCTGACCGATATAACGATATCGTTCAACCTGACTGGAGGCTGGAACGATTCATGTCCAATCCGGTAGTCCCGTTCGCTCACGATTACACCCAGCCCCCGGTTGGCAAGGTGGTCAGCCTGGAGGTCTTGAACGGTACGCTTATCGCTGCAATCGAATGGGATGACAGCCCTGAGAATCCTCTCGGCCAGACCGTAGCCTCTCAGTTCAGACGCGGGTTCATGAACGCTGTCAGCGTGGGCTTTGCTCCTGGCGAGGTGGTGGCGAGATCTACTTTGCCCCCTGAAGATCCGTATCACGGAGAGTCTGGAAACGTATACCGGAGCCCCGAACTGCTGGAGATCAGCGCGGTGCCTATTCCCGCGCACGCTGGTGCTTTGGCAATACGCGCGTTATCGGACATCGAAACGAAGCACATCGTTGCTATCGAAGAGAATGATGACACATTTGTCGTCACTTATGCTAAGCGTATGGACGAAGCATCTGTCGTAGATGAGGAAGAATCACAAGATGAGCCTGACGAATCGAAAGCAATGCTCAATGTGTTCGGAAAGCACCCATTGACATCTATCTTCGGCCAGTAGGCCACCACCCATCCGTAGTCAAACACAGGAGACACTATGGACACCATCAAGGACACTCCCGACCTGTCGACGCCAGAGCAGGCGAAGCGGGTTCTCACTGAGGTCCATCGTGCAGCCCGTGAGCTTCGCGATGACAATGGCAAACTGCGCGGAGATGTAGAGCGCATGGCAGCAGATCTGAAAGCTGCTCAGCAATCTCTCGTCGAAGCACGCAAGGCCATGGCCCAACCTTCGAAGCATGATGGCGAGCTTGGCCGGTATATTACCGAGCGCGGTATTCGCTGGACTGGCAAGGAGAATGCCGAAGGCGTATATCTTCCAGGCTTGCTCGATGACGACACTCGCAATGAGTGGCAAGGCGAGTTCCAGAAAGCGTGTGAAGACTTCAACCTGATTCAGACCGCTATGGGTGGACGGGTACCTCAGAAGGCAGCTGCTCGGTTGCGGCACCTTATGCGTCAGGCCCCTGATGATGTTCAGCGTGCCTTCGACTCTCAGAGCGGTAGCGGTGGCGAGTTCATTCCTGCCCCAGTGCTTCCGACCTTGGAGCGCGAAGTCGTAGTGCGTGCCGACGTGATGGGTCTATTCCAAGAGATCGCTGTCAGCAGCAACTCTCAGACTCTGCCCATCGTCTCTGCTGGCCTTCGCCCATATCTGAAGGGTACGGTCACATCGGACAATCCTGCTCAGTTTGAGCCATCCAGCCTGACTACTGCTGAGCGCACCATCGCACCCAAGGGACTTGCTGTTCGTGTCGTAGTCGATGACGATGCAAGCGAAGATGCCATCTTCGACATGCTTCCCATGCTTCGTGATGAGGCTGTCCGTGCCTTGTCCTACGGTATCGATGACTGCATCATCAACGGTGACACAGCTGGAAGCCCTGCTGATAGCTACGCATCCTGGGATGCTCGCGGCCTTTGGGGATCTTCCTCAGGCGGGTCTATTGACCACCGAAAGGCCTGGATTGGACTTCGTGCCCGCGCTAACGATGTCAGCAATAAGGCTGACCGGAGCACTTTCAGCTACGCCACATTCCTGACCGATGTTGGCAGCTTGGCAGCACCCCGTGGTCTTGGTGGAACTGAAGGCGAGCTTATCGCCCTGATGTCTCCCGAGGCGTACTTCGCTAACGTAGCGGGGCTTGAGCAAGTCGCCACTATGGAGAAGTACGGACCCGGAGCCTCGGTGATGGCTGGTGAGATTGGCCGTCTCGGTGGAGCTCGTATCGTGCTGAGTGACTTCGTCACTGCCGACCTCAATGCTTCCGGCAACTTCGATAACACGACCACCACCAAGTCTGGTGTGCTTCTTCTGAATGCCTCGCGCTTCAAGATGTACACCCGTCGTGGTCGCAGAGTCGAGCTTCAGCGGGACGCTACGCGGGGCATCACCCACGTGGTCTGCACCTGGCGCGGACAGTTCAAGCCTCTCGGGGCATCCACCACCAAGGACGTCCACTGGGCGTACAATATGGGCACCTGATAGGAGACACCCACTATGAGTATCCAAAACAATTGCGTCTTGAATGTGCGTCTCAGTCAGGCGACTGCGAACACGGATGAAGACCACTACATCGCTATGCCGCACGCCGGTGAATGGAAGCTCGATGCTGCCTATTTCACCCCGAACGCTGCCGTCTCCACGTCAGGGACTTCCAACCTGGCTACGCTGAACGTGAAGCAGGGCAGCACCGCTATGGTGACCTCTCAGATCGTGAAGCCTTCGGCAGACGGTGGAACTGGTGACCTCGTTGCCGGAACTACGGTTGCGTTTGCCATTCCTGCTTCTTCCGGCGCTTCGCTGGAGCTGAGCCAGGGTGATGTGATGTATGTGGAATGCGCCAAAACCAACAGCGGATATACCGTGACGGGTGAATGGGCATTCAGCTTCAAGCAGATCGTGAGCTGATTCTGTTTAGCGCCCGCCTCGACCGTTCTCCGCTTGACAACATTGATTCGGTCATGAACGAGGTGGGCGCTTTTCGCCCCGTGTGTGGTGGTCTCCTCCGTCCTGCCGCACATCGGGGCATCTTACGAGCAAACCAAAGGATGGAGAAGCAGCAAGGGCAATCAGATGGCGATAGCGACCGCAGCACAGATGAGAGGCTACATCCGGGCGCTGACGGGCACGTCCGAAGATACGCTGCTGGACACGCTGATTCTGAGATTTGACCGAATCGGCTCCTCGTACTGCGGGTTCCCGACCGCATCGAACTTATCGACGTTCGAAAACAATACATACACCCACTATTTCGACGGAGACGGCACTGACCGTCTTCAGCTGCGAGTAGTCCCAGCGAATACCATATCGTCCGTGTATGTCGACGTGAACCGATCCTATGGTTCGGACAGCCTGGTAGCCTCATCCGACTACACGCTGGACACAGATCTCGGCCTGCTGCTTCTGAATACCGATTCAGACCAGGGCTCCTTCTCGACAGGATATCGCTCCGTCAAGGTCACGTATACAGCCGGATTCACCTCGATTCCAAACGCAGTAGTTCATGCGTGCGGGGTACAGGTCAATCACTGGTACATGAACCGGGACACCATAGGCAAGTTCAAGATCACCCAGAACGCGAACACCATAGATGTCAAGCCTCTCGCTTTGCTTCATGAGGTACGAGAAGCACTCGCGCCATACCGTATCGGTGGCGAAGCTGGAGGATGGATCGGATGAGGACTCTCCAAAAGTTTGCTGCAGACATGCAGAAAGCTGGCAACAGAGATTTGCCTTTGAAGCTACAGCGTCTTGCTGCTGCTATGGCTCTGGAGGGTGAGAGCTACGCCAAAAGGACTTATGGCAAGAACGGGCTTGGAGTCGTGACCGGCCGGCTCAAGCAATCCATAATGGGCCGAGCCTTGTCAGCTACCGAGGGCATTGGACTGGTGCTTATGGCTGGCGACAAAGAGCAGGTCGTCTACGCTGCCGTCCATGAGTTTGGCTTCAGCCAGCGCAATATTCCGCCTCGGCCATATATCGCACCAGCTATTGAGCACGTCAGAAAACAGCTGCCATCAGATCTACGAAAGGCTGTTGCAGCGTCTGTCTTGAATCGGCCGTGGACACCATGAGCAGAGAGCGAGATATCGTCAATCAGCTGGTATCGAACCTGGAAGGCATCAACGGCTCCTCAGGAAGCTACACCTACGACTTATCCGGTGGCGATCAGGTTATCATCGGCGATCAGTTCAACCCGATTCGTTTGCCGTGCGCGTATATCTTCGTTGGCCGAACAGATACGGTTCAAGAGGGTGGCATCACCCGTCTCGACCAGTACGACCGAACTATGGTAGCGTTCATCGTCGGCTTTGTTCAGGCCACGAATGACAACCCTGGTGAACTTATGCTGAGATCGCTCGATTTTCAGTCGGACATAATGAAGTGCTTGGAGTCGGACCGAAGCCTCGGAAACGGTGGCACCGTGCTGTGCGATGACCTTCAAGTCTCAGGGCAGACTTATCTGGGTGCAGATCTGGACGTGCCGTCGCTCGGCATCGCTGCCTTGGAGGTTCAAATCAAGTATCGGCAGAAGGCGGGGACGGGCGCATGACGTGGTTTGACAGCAATTACAGCAAGCGCATGCCGATCGCAATCGACAATAATGCGGGATCTGCCACCACTATTGACGGAACGGTGACCATACCGAAATACTGGGACGAGTTTTGGGCTACTGTTCGCGATAACGGCTTCGATGTTCGCTTCACACAGTCTGACGGCACGACGGAGGTGAACTACAACCGGGCCACATGGGACTACGGTGCCAGGTCTGGGGTGTTCAATATTGACGCAATCCAGTCGCTGGCGAATCAGACCATCGTGATCTACATGTACTGGGGCAATTCCTCAGCTGGCGACGGCAGCAGTTCGCCGACCATCAGCAGTGCGAAGACGGGCGAGATCGAGGTCGGGGTGCCAACGGTGCCTATCCTTACGCTGAAGCTGGACAAGTATGGCTCGACTATAGCCAGCCAGCAGTTCCAGAAGACAGCTGAAGAGCAGCTGGACGTATGGGTAGATTGCACAAAGATGCTCACGCGCCGACGAGTCGCGACCCAGTATTCGATGAGATATGAAGAGATTCATGCGGTGAATCTGACGGTCGAAACGAATGGTTCGACTACAGCATCTGCATTCGACGAGACGAAGACCAGAGCCATCGATCCTGGCTGGGTCAGGGTACGGGTCAAAGGTGGATCTTCTGGGACATCGTACACCCTTATTGTTACAATCACGACATCGCTCGCAAGGGTCATCCAGGCCAGAGCGGTTATGAAAGTCTTCGACACAGACGAAGCATAGGAGACGAAATGGCTGTCTATCTTGGAAGGAACTCTCAAATCGTCTTCGGCGAAGAGTCTACATGGGGCACAGCGGCGAGTTTAACGAACGCCCGGCCTCTCAATAGTGGGTCGTTAGCCCGCACGGTGACCATTGTGCCGCGGCCTGACTTGCTTAGCGACTCTGGCTCTGCGATGCGTCGAGGTCATTATCAGAGCGAAGAGATGATGTCGGGCAACTTTGAGATTGCAGCGACCTACGAGAATGTGGGTATGTTCCTCAAGCACGCTCTGGGCACGCTTGCGACCACTGGCAGCAGTGATCCGTACACGCATACCTACACCCTCGCCGATGATGTGCCGACTGGTCTGACTATGAAGTTTGTCAGAGGCACCAGCGGTAACGCTGAAACCTTCGAAGGCTGTAAGCTGAACTCGATGGCTCTGAGCATCTCCGCTGGCGAGTGCATGATGATGAGCTTCGACGTAATCGGTCAAACCGGCCAGGCGCGGGCAAGCTCCAGCCTTGGTTCTGTCGGCAGCACCGAGAACCTGATTCATCATAGCCATGCTGGGCAGTTCACTTTCAACTCGGTTGCCTACGATCTTCGCTCCCTGACCATCACGGTGAATAACAGCCTGGGCAGAAGGCAGCTGCTCGGCTCTGTGTTGACCTCTGAGCCCGTTCGTACCGACTTCATGAGTGTAGAGGTGTCCTTCGAACTGGAAGCCGTCGACACCCTATATGCGGCGTTGGTAGCAAACACACAATCTGATGCCACAATCACGTTCACGCACCCAACGGTATCGAATCGCTCGTTCGCCATTACGCTTCAGAATATGTACCTGACTGCGGCGACTGACGGCATTTCTGACGCTGGCGTAGTGTCCGTGTCCTGTACTGGGCAGTGCGAGTCAGACGGTACGGATGAAGGGCTGAAGATTGTGGTGCAGAATGGCGATTCGACCGGAATCGGTAACTGATAACTATGAACAAGTGGCAGCACCCGCCGTCACTTACAAGCAAGGAGCGACAAAATGTCTATAGCTATGATGTTGAACGACCAGTCTCATCGAGTGGTCGAGGTTGGTGGATTCTACTGGAAGATAAAGCGGGTCAAATCGAAAGACCTTATGCGAGCAGGTATTGCTTCGCTGGTGCATTTAGCGCCAGACTTGTCCAGTATCAGTGATCCGACAGACGAGTCTGAAGTAGCCAAGCAGCTTCAAGATGGCTGGGTCAAGAAGCTGTCGGCGCTTTCTGATGTACAGCAGGCCAGGCTTTACGACTCTCTGGATGCCATCGTGTGCTGCGGCGTCATAGAGGTTTCAGAGGACGGCAAGATCTACGAGGCAATCCGCATCACAATGAAGGAGAAGGAGCACAAGCCGGAGAAGTCGGTAGTGCTTGTGGATACGCTTCCGCACCATATTCGTCAAACGCTGGCTGCAGAGATTCAGACTCATTCGCGCGAATCGCTGGGGGACGCGGAAGCGGTTGCTACGTTTCGCAAGAGAGCCTGACGTTGCCATTTTGGTGGACAAGATTGCGAAGCGATACGCGCTGACGCCGCTTCAGGTTATCGATATGGACCCGGTCGACCTCGGCCTGGCAATAGTTTGCGTGTATCATGCAGACAAGAGGCGGGCCGATATGATCGATTCACTAAGAACAGCGGGCAAGGGCGGCATGGTTCCGGTCCCGTTGCCTACGATGGATATCGGCGAGGTGTAGGATGGCGGGCAACACAGTAGCGATCAGGTTGACGCTGTTGGACAATGCGTCAGGCAAGCTGAAGACGGTCGGAAATGTAGCCAGAACAACTCAGGCCAAGTTCAAAGGGCTCGCTACCGCTGCTGCCGGTCTTGCGGCAGGTGCCGCGCTCGCAGGTGCGGCCTTTATTCGTATGGGGCAAGAGGTTGCCGATGTGGTCAATACGCTGGTTGATCTTCAGGCAGTCACCGGCGTATCGGTCAACACCTTGCAGGATCTTCAGCTTATGGCTCGCTCCAGTGGGATGGAGATTGACGAGTTCCGAGAAGGGCTGCTCAAGTTTAGTGAAAGCATTGGCAAGGCAAGGGCAGAAGCAGGTCCAATGGCTGACGCCTTTGCTGAGCTTGGCCTGGACCCACACACCTTCAGAGACAACGACGATGCGCTGCGCCAAACGATGGAGCGTCTTCAAAGCATCGATGACGTAAACGAGCGAAACCGGATATCGATGCAGCTGTTCGGTGGTGCTGCGGCACACATGGCCAAGGCTATGCAGACCGACATGGGGGCAGCGGCTCGCGCTCAAGAGCTGCTTGGCCTTCGCATGAATCAGTCGACCGAAGAGGCTGGTGAGATGCAGCGTGCCCTGGGCCTGATGGGTCAGGTCACCGACATGCTGAAAGTGGCAGCATTCAATACCTTCACCGGAGAAGGTGGTTTCGCTTCTGGTATCTCCGTAGTCGTAGGCATCCTGAACGGGGTCATTACCCTGCTCGGCGATATGGGGGACGTGCTTTTCGGTCTATTCAAAATGATCGGGTACTCCATATCCGCGCTCGTAAATGCCGCTGCTGGAGATCTGGACACAGCAGAAAGTCACTTACGAAAGGCGGGCGATGCCAAAGAGCAGCTTGAAGGCGGCTTATACAACCTCGTCACCCTAAATGCGTTTGAGCAAGGCACGATCGCAGCCCTGGACTTTCAGGAAGCTATGGAGCTGCTTGGTCAAGAAGCAGAAGACGGTACTCAGGCCATGGGTGACTGGAGCCCGTCGGCTGAGGGTGCTGGGAATGCGGCGGCAGAAGCGGCTCGTAAGATGCAAACGCTCAAAGAGCAGATGATCGACATCACCGAGAGGATGGGATTTGCTGCAAATGCGGCGAGATCTACTTCATCAGCGTTCGACCAAGCGTATTCAGCCAGCTTGCGATTTGCGCAAACTGGAATGCAGTACCAGCAATATCAAGAGATCGACGGCAGCTGGCAGCTTGTGGGGAGGTCTATCGACACGCTGGAGCAACAAATCGATGCTATGGCGCGGCATGGGCTGGAGTACGACAAGAGCCATCTCGCAAACGTGTACGCAACCATAGTCGAGGACTCGCTCGATCAGTCAGCTGACGTGTTGGAGTCAAGCCCGGTATACCGAGAATGGAGTCAGAGGCAATACGAACTGCTGGAAAGGTCTATGGCCCAACAGGGCGGGGCCATTCAGTTTGACGAAATGATGCTGGGTCGCCACGGCCTGGTTCAGGACAGCGCATACCTATCTCAGATGGTGCCAATCGTAGAGGGTAGCAACCAGATTGCCCGCATATCTGACCTCATCATGCGAAACGACCGAGTCGGCGAGATTTGGCGCGACAACTACGCTTCATATTTGCGGGAGACTGGACAAGAATGGGAGATGTGGTCAGAGCAGGTCCTCGACTCCTACGGTAATGTGCCACGGCGTGTCCGTCGGATGAACGAATATCTGATGCACGATCAACGCGAGTTGTTTCGGGAGCTATCGCAGGCAGGATGGGGCTTCGAAGCTATGCTGGAGTCCGATCGGTTCTTGACCGGCGAAGATGCCGAGGACATGCAGAAAGTGGCCGCGGCATTGGGCACCGTCTATGGCGAGATGGAGAATATCGCTCAGTGGCGGCAGCACTATGGCGAAGATCTGTTCGATATCAACACGGCATCTCTTGACGACCTGACGCAGCATCTGGACGCACAGCGCAACGAACTCCAAGGCATGGTCGAGTGGTACGAGGGTGCCAACCGAAGACTCTACACCCTTGTTCACGAAATGGCTGATGAGCTGACCGGCGGCATGGAGATGGGCACTACCGGTGGCGAAAGATATCGCGACATGGCTCAGCTTATGGATGAAACGCTTGGAGCTGGAGCGTTTGAGCGGTTTCAGGCCAATATTCGGGATCGAGGTATGGATGCGATGGAAGCCTTGCAGTCTGAAATGCAAGGCACCAGCGTTCAGATTCGGGCTACGGTTTCAGACATCACCGCTACCGAAGCTCAGATCGACAAGCTCAAAGCTAAAGAAGCGCGGCTGGAGCGCGTGCAGGGTTTCACTGAGGAGCTGACAAAGTGGACCAGCATGGTGACTCAAGGAGTTGCCGGCGGGGATGTTATCGGGATGACCGGCTCTGCGCTGTCGCAATCGCAGAATCCATACGTGATGGCTGCTGGCGCGGTCGTTAGCGCGTTCGGCGGAATAGCTCAGCTTGGTGAGTTGGCAAAAGACAGCTCGGTCCAAGAGGTTTCTGAAGGCATTATCGCTTCCGCAGAAGAGCAGATTGAGAACATCGAGCGCGGTATGGAGGTGTTCAAAGAAGTGTTGCCCGAGCTGCTGACGCTTATCGTCACCGAGCTGCCGGGCGCAATCATCAAAGCGATACCTGACATCATGATGGGATTGTACGAAGCTATGGTGATGGCACTGCGCGAGTTTTGGGCTGGCATCAAGGGCTTATTTGGCAAGACTGACGAAGAGCGGGAAGCAAACAAGCAGGCTCGGCACGATTGGGCGAACCAGTATCTCTCTGACTTCTGGGATCTGATCACTGGCAACGGGGACTCGTACGCCAGCGGCACATCCTATGTCCAGCGCACAGGCATGGCGTTGCTGCACCGAGGTGAGGCTGTCATACCGCAAAACGGGCGAGCGTCTCAGGGTGTCCATACTGGCTCGGCACCCGTGAATATCAATATCAGCGCATCTGTGATTGACCGCGATGTTATCCCAAGGCTTGTTCGTGAGATCGAGCGGGTAACCGGAAGGTACGGACGGATGCAAGCGTCATTCGCGTGAGGTGAACTATGGGACTGCCTACAATCTACTGGTACCCAGACCCCAGCGGGTCGGTCGAGACGTATACCTTTCTGGAGAATCTGACAGATCTACAGGTCCAGCCGATCCGTGAGACATACGATGCCGTCACCCTCAGCGGAGGACTCTATCGCTCGCACGCAGCTGCTCGACAGCAGGTCCGAATCGTGCTTGAGAACTTTACATCTGAAGCGTTCTATCTCAAGATGCAAAGCCTCTCGGCGCACTTGGAGCGCGGCGGGTCTATCGGGTTCAGCCTGGACCATGACCGAACCTGGGGCGCTTTCCTCTCCAGCGCTTTCACCGCAGAGCGAGGAGACACGCAGCTTGGGGTCCAGCACATTTTGACCACGACGGGTGCCATGTCGCCGAACTACTTTCGGCCATGGTCTAACAGCGCTGCTCTCGGGTCTGATGATTACGTCTGCATCAACAACGCCAATCCTGAAGGGTTCCGAGAATACAAAAACATCACTTCGATCTCAAACACGTCATTCACAGTTACGCTCGATGAAGGACTGCTCTACACCTACGGGTCTATGCCAGTCTTGATAAGGTGGCGGGACTTTTGGCCAGCCTTGAAGCTCAGGAGCGACTTGACAACCCCGATGCTGACTACGAACCACCGGCTTTCGTACACGCTCGATATGGTGCTTGAGGAAGATTGGGACGCCATATATTCGATGTCGGTAGGTACGCCGCTACGAGTAGACGCCATCGAAGCACAAGGCGCGTCCATGAAGCAGCTGGAAGACGGTATCAGAAGGCGCACCACAGCAGAGGAGATCGGGCTGACCACAGGCACTACTTGGTATGGGCCGAGCTGATGGGTTGGTCAGGCACATTCGTAGAGGATTTGTCGCAATCTCCGCACGACCCAATCTTCATTATCGACTTCGTCAACCATACCCATTCCACGGGTACGTCTACTCCGGGTCAGGCCATTACCTTGGCGTCTCATCCAGGCTACGGAGACATCGTGGGGCTTGGTCTATCGGTTGCTTTCGGGGGCTCTACTCTGAATTGCCATACCTGGCAGTACACCGCTGGGACTTGCGATATCACTTTTCATAGCGAACACGCAAATCACCTGACTGCCTTCGTGCGCCGCGGGCAAATTGTCCGTGTTCTGATGGGGTTTCAGGGCTATGCCACTACGGAGTTTGAGCCGGTATTCCTGGGGCGGCTGCAGAACGTGATTGGCAGATCTCCAAGCTGGACGGTCAAGCTGGACGATGCGACCACATTGCTGCAGACCAGATGGAGCGGAGGATCGACGATAGCCGACAGCTTCAGCCTGTTTAACAAAGTCGGCAAAGCTACGACCATATCCAGTAGCTGGTCGACCTCGGACAGCACGATGTCGGTGGCAAGCGTAAGCAGCTTGGACAAGGCTACCGGCCTGGTCGGTGCCGTAAAGATCGATAACGGTTCTGATGACCCGTTTTATCTGCACTACAGCGGGACCAGTTCAGGCACAATATCCGGCATCACTACCGGGAAGCGAGGCACTACGGCAGCCAACTCGTCATCAGGTGATGTCTATGACGTGGCAACCCTCTACGGCAACCCTTTGGATATCTACTTGCGCCTGCTGCTCAGCGACGGGACAGGTACGGGCACTTACAATATCTATCCGGCAGAATGGGGGTACATGATCCCCGAAGAGTATGTCGACATATCTGATGTGCTTGGTCAAAGCAGCGCCTCGCGATGG